AATGGAGAGTATTAAGAGTGTTCTTAATGAGGTTTCAAACAACAGCATAAAGGGTAAACTAGGCCTATCCAGAAACGGGTTTATAAACAAGATTGGCGGGTTTTTAGACGCTTACAACACAGCTATTGAGAACGGTGTCCGTGTTGCCACATATCACGCTCTTCTAAAAAGAGGTTACAGTAAGGACAGAGCGGCTCAAGCAGCAAGAAACGTAACAGTTAACTTTGCAAAACAGGGTGAAGAAAAGGCCCTTATGAACGCCTTGTATCTTTTCTACAACGCTTCTGTTCAGGGGTCGATGGCTCTGTTTAATGCTGGCATAAGGTCTTCTAAAGTTCGCAAGATATGGGGAGGGATGATTGTCGCTGGAGTTCTTCTTGATCAGTTTGCTGCTGCTCTTTCAGGAGATGAAGACGAGGATGGAATAAGCGATTACGATGAGCTTGGTGAGTACACACTTGAGCATAACCTTATATTCCCAACCCTTGGTTTGTTAGATGACAAGTTCATCAAGATACCTTTAGGGTATGGAATTAACACAGCCTTAAACTTAGGCCGCTCAATGAGCAGAGTGCAGCGCGGTGAGTACACTGCGGCAGAAGCGTTTAACTCTACATTTGGAACGCTAGCCGAATCTCTTAACCCACTTGGAGATACCAACTGGGAAAACGCTATTATACCTACGGTGGCTGATCCAGTTATAAGTCTTGCCGTTAATAAAGACTTCAAGGGTGACCCTATAGTAAAAGAGGCATCTCCTTTTGGCGTTCAAAAGCCAGACAGTCAACTGTATTGGTCTAATACAAGCGCCTTATACAAAAACATAGCAAGCGTAATAAACACATTTTCTGGTGGAACTGAAATAACTCCCGGTATGGTAGATATTTCTCCGGAAACAATCAACTATTGGGCGCAGTATTTTACTGGCGCGGCAGGAGCGTTTGCTCTGAGAACTGCTGAGTCTCCTTCAAAAGTTATTGAGTCGTTCAAAGATGACTTAGATGGAGATTTAATAAGAGAAATACCGTTTGCGAGAAAATTGTTTACTGCGCCTTCTTCTAGAGAAGACACGGGGCAGTACATAGAAAACAGGGATCGCATTCTAAGGGCTGGCAAGGAACTACAATTCTCTTTGCAATCTGGAGATGCGGGCAGAGAACAAAAGATACGCAAACAATACGAAAGAGAGTTGAGAATATACGGTCAGCTAAAGGCCATGAACAACTTTAGGAACAAGCTTGTAAGAAACAAGAACAAGGTGCAGTCAAGTCAGACTATACCAGAGGAACAAAAGAAAGCCATTATAAGAAGGCTGAGAGAAAAGATACAAGAGGTAGAGAAGAGAGCCGCAAAGGTTGTTAGGGATGCTGGTATAAAATAAAAGCCCAAGACCGCCAAACAAGACAGTCTTGGGTATAGTTTATATGACCTTCTTAGGGGTGGAGAACAAGGCGTGGGACCCCTAAAAATTAAACGCTTGTCAAATAGCGCACCAATACCCACGCTTAACTTTTTTGTACCCTAGTACAATTATTCTTTTGCCTCATCAAATTTAGAATTAACCCATTTCATTATATCATCGTGTCTCCATCTTTTGACCCTTTGGGACAAAGATATAGGTCTTGGGAATGTCTCATCGTTCTTTAATATCTTCTCAACAAGACGATGGTTTTTCAGGGATAATATATTCGCAACATCCCGCTGCCCTATAAAATCATTACTCATTTTTCGTATCCCTGTTTCCATCTTGTGAACTCCTCTGTTAATCCTTTGAATATCTCCCTAGCATCAGAGTTGTTCTTTAGTTCTGATCTGCTAGATACGCCAAGGGTTGATCTAAGTGTTTTTGTGACAACTTGTTCACGCTCCCCAAAAGAACTGTCTATGTAGTCATTGTCTGCCATGTAGCCCCTCTGATGAAGGAACTCAGCGAACTCATCATTTCTACACAACATACCAGCACTTGCAACCATTTTATCAACTTCTCTTTGCTGGTCGCTCATAACTGGTTGTTCATCGTCACCAAGCTTTACCATAGCTACCATGTAGCGAGAGCCAACCCAATCGGTGTGTAGACTAGGCGGCACTTCATTCGGGTGCAGTGCAAGCCTTAATATAGTGCCTTGCTTGCTTTGAGACATAGATGTTTTTACAGCCTCAAAATTAACAGCAACCTTACTTACATCATTGCTTTCCATACTGGCTCTCCTTTAGAAAAATCTCTGATGTCCTACTGTCATAATGGTCACAGTCGGTAAAATTTCTCACATGAGTGGTTCGCTTGATGCCCTGATCAACTCTCTCCCAAGTAACCATCTCCTGACGGAATACACCTTCAGTGTTGTCTGGAAAGAAGTCTTGAGGAAGGGTTTTTGACAAATGACACAGCCCCTTTGTGGGAAAGTAACAAAGGTCTTTTGAGTTCTTTAATACCCTCATCTTCCCATCCTCATCTGGTTTCGCTTCTTGCCCCCAGTGTCCACCGTATTGTTAAGTTCTCTCAGACCGCTTACAGTCTGCCTGATTATGGACTCTCTTGAAGAATGCATAGAAGGGTTTAACGATAGCCACTGACTTTTCCCATAAAAATTTCCTCTTTGATTATTTATGTAAGGCCTAGTCTGTCTAGGCTGAGACCTTTTATCTTTTGGCTTAACCTCATATTCTTTGAAGTTAAGAACCTTATCGTTTAGGCCGCTCAGGTATTGAGCAAACTCATCGATTGTTATATCTAATATATTGTTCATTTTACGTCCCTTTGATGTGTTTCAAGCGCATGAATAACTATTGATATTTTACTAAGCATGTCATGCTCTGTTTCAACACGATCCACCCTAGTATCTTTTCTAAACTGATCTGGTAAGCTTTCTATTTGATGCTTCAGATCATAAGCAATGCACAGGCTCTCATCCATTGAACTTCTCCCAATTTTTCCTAGCCCATTCTTTCGGATCAATACCTTCTAAATCCCACCAAGTTCTTTCATCCCCAAAGTGATGCAGTTTCATGTGGCAGGAGTGGCACAGAGGAACACACCAATTGTCTCCAACTTTCATGCCCATAGCGTTAGGCTCTGCGAACATGATATGGTGCGCCTCTGCGCCGTACCCACAGACCAAGCAAGGTGCGCCACGCAAGGTCTGTAGATATTTCTTTGACCTAATCCTCACTTGATCCTTGTAACCTTCCTAAAAGAAAACCGTGACCTGTGAAGATTTTTAGGAACGGCCTTGGTCTTTGCAGATTTCTTCCCGTGCAAGCTAATAATCTCCTGATAAAGACTTTGTGACTGCATGTCTGGCAAGAGAGCGTAGTCTCCGACCTTCATCCTTTTTGCCGTAGACTTATGCCAACCATATTTAATTTGATAGTCAGATACAGCATCATTGTCATTTGGCATTGATTGATACACAGCATAATGCTCAACAGGGCGAGTAGGCTTCTTATAACAAGACTTGCCTGAAATAAGAGAAAAAAACTTTTTGATAATTTTAGTCATTAGAACGGGACCTCTTCATCTGTCAGAGTTTTCTTTCTTCCATAATGCACGTTGCCAACCAGAGACAGAAACGTGGAGCCATTCTTCTGGCTTGTACGCTTCCATCCAGCAACATCAAGCTTTGGCTTGTCCTTGCCCTCTTCCATCTGGCTCACAAGGTCATTGATAACCTCGTCAGACAGTTCTAGATGACCTGTGTAATCAGGCTGCTTCGGAGTCTGCTTCTTGTTATTTGTAAACAGAACTCCTGATGGTGGATAATCGTTACTCATGCGGCTTCTCCCTTTTCATTTGCCTCAAGTGTTTTAGCGTACCCTGTGAACTTCTTGAGTACACTATCGTAAAGTGTTTTGTCTTTCTCTAATGCAGATATTGCATTCTTGTTAGCGCCCCAGAATGCCCTTAGTTCCTTTAAGGTTTTGCACTCAGGTATGAATGTATTAAACACCTCAGCAACAGTGCTAAGGCCTTCAACCTCTTTCTTGTTACCATTGGAGTTTTCTACAACAATTTTCTGCTCAGCGCCTTCTGGTAAGTCCTCACCAGCGTAGATGTAATGACCCAGCCCATGAAAAGCCAAGCACTTAGTCAAACATCTTTGCAGTGCTGTATTTACTTGAAAGCTATCTGGCTGCGACACAGCCTTGTTTGCGTGATTAAGAACAGGCAAAACCTCTGTTTGAGTTTCGCCTTCAATGTCAACGGTGACAGACACAAACGCATACCCTGCTGGATCAATCATGTACGGCAACGTGCAATCATTATTTGCACTAGAGTACAAATTTTTTGTGAACGTGGTCTTGGGATAATGCTTCTTCACAATCCCCCACGCCCATGCCCAACTCAGATATGTCAGGCCGTTTTTTTCTTCGGTGTGTTCAGACACATCGATTTGAGACAAGGTCTCCCATACACTACTCATATTAAATTCCCCTATGTTGTGAACAAAAATCAGCAACACCGCAGTAGTTGCCATTACACCTTACCGCTTCACCGGCTCGGTATTCTATTTCTGTTGAAGCTGATTGCATAACAGAAAACTCTATAGCCTTTTCCTCGTTATCAAAAACGCGCATGGCTCTCTTCAATCCTTTTTTCTTTACCGCCCAAGCGTCACTACGTTTCCAAGTCTCATCATCAGAACAAAAGGGGAACTCACCTTCAGCGTCATACATCTTCTGCGCTTCCTGATGAATGCTAATTCGTTCTTTAATGTAATTGATGCGTGTCTCTTCATCCCAGACAGGGATGTCAACAAGGACAACAGGCGCACTTGGATAATCCTGTTTATATTTTGCGTCACGGCTATTCCAGTCTCTCAGAATGGCGCATATCTGTAATGAGTTTACCTTTTTACCTTTGTTCTTTTGAACAAGGTAGGCATACAGATTAAGCTGACGCTCCCACTCAATCTTGCCGTAAATGACAGACCACACACTAGTAACTTTGTAGTCTGTTATGCTGACATTTGACCTGTCCACCTTTTGGTGATCAACCGCACCAGACAGAACCCATCCATCAACCTCAGAGAACAGGCGTTCTTCCAGAATAACATCTTCAGATGCCCCCGAACTCTCAAGTATGTGGTGAACAGCAGTGCCGAACAAAGGCCATATCATATCCACAGCATCCACAGTCCTTTGATTAGAAAAATGATCCCTCATCAATCTTACCCTTGGACTGTCTATAAGGGTGGTAACAGATATATCAGCATTTCCCTTGCTATATTTGTCATTTCTGGCAAAATCAACAAAGGATTTAGGCAACTTGTGATTATTGGTAATTTCCAAGATATGTCTCCTCCGAATTTTGTGTTACCACAGGAGTTTATTGGTGTCAATAGCGAATTTTGAGGAAAGTATGAGTACAAAAGTATATCAATTTGAAATACTTGGAGAGCCAGCATCCAAAGCAAACAGTAGAAAAATAGTTTTAATAAAAGGTCGGCCAGCATCAATAAAATCTGATAAAGCTAGAAAGTATGCAAAATGTTTTTTAGAACAATGCGAACAATTGGAAGAATTATTCTCAGGTGACGTATGCGTAGAGATGTTAATTCATTATGCATCCAGAAGACCAGACTTGGACGAAAGTCTGATCTTGGATTTAATGCAAGGAAAGATTTACGAAAATGACCGACAAGTTAAGCAGAAGAATATTTACTGGGGGCTTGATAGGGAAAGGCCAAGAACAGTCATCAGAGTGTCATCTCTGGAGAGCGGTAATATCCCAAGCTATTTCGGATGCGTATCTTGATGACAGGAAGCAGAAATCAGAAGTCGTTAATTGGCTGGACACAGAAGACTTCATCACAGTGTGTGATCTTGCCGACATAGACCACCGTAAAATGAAAAACAATTTCCGTTACATTCTCACACAGAAAAAACCAATAGCCAGATACGAAGGGCGAAAACTTAAAGATTTAATAGATAGGAAGAATTAGTAAACATAATCTATATAAAGATTATATTTATAATATATATAATATATAACCACATATCATTTTTGTTACGATCCTCTAAAAAACTTGATTGACAGATCGGATCGCACGGATATATCGTGTACGCCTGTCTTGGAGGACATTACAATGCAAAATGATATTTTAATACGCGGAACGGCACTCCGCATGGGCGAAGGTCAGCACAAAGCTGTATGCCCAATATGCTCACCCCAAAGAAAAAAGAAGGGCGAGAGAACCCTGTCTCTCAAAGTTGATGACGCGGGTATTTTATACAATTGCTGGCACTGCCAATCGTCTGGCGTGATCAAGCTAGAAGAAAGACCAATGCCTGTCAGAAAGGAGAGCAAAGTGTCGGTTGTTGTGAAACAAGATTGGGATGATTTAACAGATAAAACAATAACTTGGCTAAAGGACAGGGGCATATCAGAACACACGGCAAAGCAAGCAAGAATTAAAACCGCACAGCATTATATCGCGTCATTAAAGAAGCAAACTGAGTGCGTTGTTTTCCCATACATAAACCAAACTCAGGTGTATGCCGCAAAGGTTCGCGCCATATCAGACAAGGGGTTTTCATGTAGTGGAGCGCCAGCATCTTTTTTTAATTTCGACTCAATAACGGAAGGTGAAGATTTATATATTTGCGAAGGGGAGATGGACTGCCTCTCGCTAATGGAAGTGGGTTTCCAGAGCGTTGTTTCCGTTCCGAATGGGGCAGTGATGAAAGTTGTGGATGGCAAGATTGACCCACAGGAAGACAACAAGTTTAAGTTTTTGTGGGATGCAAAAGACAATCTGGACGCAGCCAAAAGAATTATTATCGCTACGGATGCTGATGGTGCTGGCGAAGCTATGGCAGAAGAGATTGCCAGAAGGATAGGCAAGGACAAATGCTGGAAGATAGACTGGCCTGACGAGTGCAAGGATGCAAACGATGTTCTGGTTAAGTTTGGCAAGGATAGCCTAAAGAAGGTCTGCAACGACATGAAGCCTTGGCCTGTTGCTGGGCTTTATGATGCATCACATTTTTATGATCAGCTTGACGAGATATACGAGAAGGGAATGGGCAAGGGAGCGTCCACAGGCTACGACAATGTCGATGAACTCTATTCCATAGTAGAGGGTCAGTTGACAGTGGTCACAGGCCATCCTTCCTCTGGTAAGTCTGAGTTTGTTGATCAGATCATGGTCAACCTCGCTGAGAAAAAGGGATGGAAGTTTGCGATATGTTCATTTGAGAACGAGCCTCGCATCCACATAGCAAAGATTATAAGCAAGTATTTCTCTAAGCCATTCTTTACTGGTGTCACGCCAAGGCTGACAAAAGATGATCTGGAAAAAGGTAAGGCGTTTGTCAGGGAGCATTTCAGCTTCCTCTATCAGAATGACGGATCGATGGCTACGATTGATGGCATCATAGAAAGACTGAAGATAGCGGTCATGCGTCACGGCATCAGGGGTGCAGTCATAGACCCATACAACTACATCCAGAAGAATGGTGATATATCTGAGACAGACTGGATAAGCGAGATGCTTACACAACTAAGAATTTTTGCACAGTCTCATGGCATACATCTATGGTTTGTCGCTCATCCAACAAAAATGATGCGCGATTCAAATGGAAAAATTCCAGCACCAAAGGGTTATGACATATCTGGATCAGCGGCATGGTTTGCAAAGGCAGATGTGGGGATGTCAGTGCATCGCCCTGACCCGATAAAAAGTTCTGTTTCTGAAATACATATTTGGAAATGCAGGTTCTCTTGGGTTGGCAAACAGGGCGTGGCAGAACTCTTCTTCAACCCCTCTACATCAAAATATTCAGAAGCTATCAAAGATGACTTTCTCTCACAGTCATCTGACATCTATGAGGATGTGCCTTTTTAATTTGCACTCCGCACGGCGGCACTCCGCACGGAATGTATGATAGTAGTCAATTTATAAAATTTTAAGCCCCGGAGCCGGGAGAAAAAAAATATGAAAAGAGCAGAAATTTTAGACACGGCCAAAAAATATGTCGAAACAGATCGGCAAAATTTGCATGGCAAAATGGAAGACAATTTTTCTACGATTGCGAAATATTGGTCAATTCATTTAGGGAAAGAAATCACCGCCAGTGATGTCGGGGTGATGATGGGGCTATTAAAGATAGCCAGAATAAAATCCAACACGGGGCATGAGGATAATTTTATCGATTGCGCTGGGTATATTGCTTGCGCTGGGGAATGCGTGGATAGCGATTGATTAAATTTGTACGATGGGCTAAATATTTTTGTTGTCCTGCTTGTCCTATTTTTTTCCCTTCACACAATTTTGTCTGCCTCCAAGACAAAAAAAAGGGGGATGGCCGAAACCATCCCCCTTTGCTTATTTCCAATCCATTCTAATCACACGGCCATTAGGCTCAAGATCAGCAACATCACCATCCTTATTGCTAAGAGTGTATTGCTCACTGATCCTATCCCAAATCATGGTAGTAACAGTTTCGGGTAATTTACCAACTTTTCTGCATTCCATGAGATAGGCCATTTTTGCTTCTTCAAAGTTCATATCACGCGCCCTTTCTTGCGAGTTGAACGATCCCGACTATTGCCATAAACGCGCCAGAATAAAGAACCAGCATTCCAACAAATAAACTGTTAGAAGGCATCTCTATATATTCAATCCCAGCGAATGAAATGAACAGCCCTAAAAAGAATATAAAATAACTCACGACTCAATCTCCATAAACATTCCCATACCGCATATCGATATGGTAGGTGAAAACATTGTAATCGATCCATCGATAAGGTGATGCATCGATTGCGAACTCTGGAAGGGCATGCATCAAATGCTCACGCCCTTCTTTATAGACATTGTGATTGGCCTTACGGATGCCATCGTCATACTCATCGACATCAGGCTTGTAGACATAACCCTGATACCGATATATCGGTGCGTTATGCCAGCTAATCATCTACATTCTCCAAAGCGCATTCGACTGCCTCTTGAGCCTCAAGTGCCATGATAAGTTCTTGCCTGTTATTTTTTTCATAAGGCTGCGTAAGCTGATCTATGATTGTGTCTAGGCCAACCTCAATAGCATTCATTTCGGCTCGTGTTACCTTCAGATTAATTACAGACATTTTGTCTCTCCCTTTTGAAGCCAGTATTCATTCCAATACCCAGACATCACCTCAGTCTTTTCCTCATCGGACATATGAGCCAACAGATCAAACGACCTGTTGACTACCAGTTTATCTTGAAGATCGGTAATATCTTCGCATTCGCCAATATGTTTTGAAACCTCATCAGCAAACTTATCTTCCAAGTCTAATATCCAACTAGACATACCCATCACACTTGCTCCCTTTTCATTTCGCTTAGAGTTAGATTAACAACAGGTGTACCATCAGGGCGGCATCGGTATGCTGAAACCACCTGTGTTGATGTTGCACCGACCAGAGATTTTACCTCTTTGCGAGCCTCAATTTCAGCGTCAACAATAGTTTCCGCCTCGATCATTACAGTTCGTTGCACCAATGCCTCGACCGTTACTTCGTAATATTTTTGTACCATCGTACAAATCTCCCTTCTAATTTTCCATCATTTTGGTTAAGTGCCGGACTGTCCGGCGGTTCATAAGATTAAAAGCTTTGGATATGCTTTCACCAAAGCTATGCGGGATCACCACCTCATCGGCTGATAAATCAAACAGCGGATGCAAATCATCGTGATCACTTGCTTTGTGAGTGATCAAGTAGCCATTCTCAGTAAAGCCTCTCTTTTTATTGAAGCCGACAACAGTTACTTCCCAAGCGTTTAGGCCAGCCTCATCGACATACTGAACAGCAACAGGCTTGCATCTCATAACAAACCTTTTGCCTTTGGGTGACCGAATGATCGAAAAGCCTTTAGCATATACGGCTTTGAACCATGTGATCGAAACAGGAACAAGATTACTCATATTGTACCGATCTTCATTCTCGACCTCGACTTCGCTATCCCCATTGGTGGCCGAACAAATCTCAGCAGTTGATCGTGGGAAAGCCTGATCGATAACCCTTTGCGCTCTACGCTTTGACTGCGTTTTGGCAATCTTTAGTGGGCTGTAACCGTCTATTTGTTTTCTTTCCTCACGATATCTGCGGATCGCCTTGCCAGCATTTTCACAGTAAACCTCAAAAGCTTTCCAGATATGTTGTGAATTGTTTTTTCCCAGCCTTTCTTCAATAGCGTTGATTTGCTCTCGAACATCCGAACTGGCTCTGTAACTTGCGTGAGTGCCATGATTGATATAATGAGCAATAACTTTCATCGGAACGCCCATGATGCCGCCCGACCAGTGGGCTTTGAATTTTTCCAAATCATTACGCAAAAACTCAATATTTTTATATGTGTCTATATTCATCTTTTGTCTCCATTGGGTGACGGCCTAAGCCGCCACCTCTATTCTGGTTGTTTCACCAAACGGTGCATTATCGCACTGCTCATCAGTTGATACCCAAAGCACCGGATAATCTGGCGCGGTTTTCGGGAAATCAAATATCCCCATGTCGGTAAGGTAAACGAAATTATCGACAGGCAAGCAGTTGTCATCGATATAATCGAACACAGGCCGAACTCGCGTACCGCCCCGACCCTTGCACTCTATCTTGTCAACGATATCGCCCTGACCGTAGGTCTCGACAGATTGAATTTCGCTGTCGCAAGTGATGAC